CCCTTAACGCTGTGTCGACTTGGATTTCCGTTTGTGCAGCTAAATAATCAACCATTTCGGCATCGATATCATCGCGCACCGCATTGAAAACCTGCGAGACCGATGGCGAATAAAGCACTTTCATTTTTCGGTTGCCTGTTCTGTATTTGCCTGTCGCTGGGGTGGCCAAAACCTCGACCCGTTTGCCGCCTGCATAGACGAAAGTTTTAAATGCGCTCGGCAGCTTGGCTCGCGCTCCGTTGCGCTTAATTTTTACTGTAACTCCACCTCGGGCGAGCATTGTGTGCGGATAGCGCGTCATTAAAACGCCCCGCTTTTCGGCGGTTATTTTCGACTGCAAATTCTTGTATGTTGCCCGGCTAATGTTTAGCTTTCCTTTTACATAAGCCGCTTTTAAATTTACCTGTTTGCGGATTTCTTCGCTTGATCTGGTGCGCCCCTTGGTCGCTGTCTTATTCAGCGCCCGGGTTAGAATTTTAGGGCCGTCCAGCGACAAGCCCTTAAGCATCAACTCGACCTCGCCTAACTGCTCTTTGTTAATGCTAATTTTCATTTATATGCCACCGGGCCACTCTACCGTCGTTCGTTATTGAACCGTCTAGCGTGTAAATTTTGCCGCTGGTTTCAATCGTCTGCCCACGTTTAGGGTTTGATATTTCAGAAACCAAAAAGCTTACTTCATGCCGCCGGGCAGGGGTGGTCGTATCGAACGAGCCAAACTGCTCAACATCAAGGTCGATAACAACGCTGCAGGCGCTTGTGCCGTTATAAACACCCGGGCTTGCAAACTCGTTAAATAAAGCCGCATCCATTAAGGATACGGCGTTATCGAAGTTGCTCATTACTTCTTGGCTGCCTTTTTAGGAGCGCCAACCTCAGCGTCCTCGGGTGCAGCTACTCCGGCTCGTGCGCCAATCAACGCCGCTCCGGTATCTTCATCAACATCAACCACCTCGTCCTTAACAGCGTTTTTGCCATTGCCAAGGCCGCAATTTCTCAAGATTAAGACTTTCATAATTCACCTATAAAAATTAAAAAAAACAAAAAACAAAAGGGGCCGAGGCCCCTCTAATTAAACGCCCTTAACGAACGACTCTGCATTGCGTACAGCAATATCCATCATGTGATGGACGCCGATATCAAGGCCGCCGTTTAAGGTGTTACGCTCTGGAACGATCTCAACCACACCCCAAGAGCCAACCAGCACATCCGAGAAATTGCCGAACAGCGATGCGTTTGCAGGCAGTTGCGTTGAGCTATATGCGCTATAGCCGTTTGCTTGGCCGCCGCTAATAACAAACTCGCCGCTGCCTGCGTCTTTCTTGGCAACTTTAAGCGCGGAGTGGATTGTTGGTCGGAACGCATACGCCAACATGCCCTTAAGCGCGTTAGCGTCATCCAGCAATCCCTCCATCTCAACAATTTCCGCAAAGGTTGGGATTTTGTTTGTGACGTCTCCTAGTGTTAGCTCTTGAATGCCGACGGTGTTCAAGATACCGCGAGGCTGGTTAGTTGCGCCTGTGCCGCTAAAGCCTGCTGCATCAATCGTAAGCGCAATACCCTCAAGCATATCCTCGCGGACAACTTGCTCAATCGCAGGCGCAGACTGGCGCAACATTTCAAAGGTCATAGGAACTTGACCGCCAATGTGCTTGCCGCTTAGTGATACATTGCCGACCGTTACGTTGGACGGCGTTGCGTTCGCACCCTCAGCCAAAAACCCAAAGCTGGCGTTGCCTGTTTTCTTAGGGATTGAAAGGTTGCCATTAAGGCCGTCGATGAAACGTGCGCCCAAACGACCGAGCAGGGTGTTTGCGCGGAGCGTGTCAATGAAAGCGTTTGGCATGTGGCTTGTGCCAATCAGGCCCGCACCCTCTGTCGTGTCAGTACGCTCGCCTGCAAAGATGCCCATAGGGACAAGCAAGCCGCCACCAATAACAGAGTTATTACGCGCTAGCTCTTGCGCCATTTCGCGCTCGAAGCCAGCATCGTCCCAATTGCCTGAAACATGCGCTGCAATTGCGCGGACTAGCGAGTAGTCCTGCTTTGAGCGTTGCAACATCTCCACGCCCGGCGCTGTTGCTTTTGGCGCTGGTGCGCTTTTAGCTTTATCAAATGCCGCTGCGCGAAATTGGTCAGGCGACCAGCCTTTCTCAATCGCTTCGCGAGATAAGTCAGCCACATCCCAACCGCTAGGGGCGTCGGATGCTGCGCGAGAAATTTCAGCAATTCGCGCACGTTCTTCGGTGCGAACGCTTTCTAAGTTAATCGTTGCTGGCGCTGCTACTGGTGCAGGAGCCGAACGCTCTGCTTGCTTCAATTCGCCGTTAGTTTCTTCCGAACTCGCTTCTTCGGTCGCCGGGGTTTTAGCTTTGTCTTCCATAATGGAATCCTCTTTACTAAGTTGAATATCTTCGGCGCTTCTACCCACTCCGACCGTGTGGTCTGCTGGTACAGAAACAACCGAAATTTCTGTTGGCGTCCACAATGTCATCCGATAGGTATCAGCTGCGCCGTTTTCGCCTTTGGTTTTTTCGTATTTGTGGATTTTGTAATGGACAGATATATGGCAGCGGATGCCGTCAATAATGTCCTGAAAGATTTCGTCAGCCCTTGCGCTTTTACCAAAACGCAAACGAGCCCGCCCCCGGCGGTCGCTGTCGATTCTTGCTACTTCTATCACGCCCACTTGATCGGAGCGGTTGTGATCCATCAAGACAGGCCCCTTATCTTGCAGCCTTCCGAGCTGCACCGATTCAGGAGCATGGTCAAGAATTTCGATACCGAACCAGCGCTCGTAAGGCTGTTCGGAAGAAAAGGCCACCTCTACCGTGCGGGCCTCTATGTCAATGCTTCGCTCGCCCTCAATAATGGCAAGCGAACGCTCGTAATTTTCACTCGTTATCGTCTTCGCCATCGTTGGCCTCCATCTTTTCAAATACCTGCGCCGGGTTAATTCCAAGCTTGTTTAGCAACTTGGTTTCCTCAGCTATTTCGTTAAAAACTTCATCAGGGTCATCGCCACGCTCGCGGATGATTTGCGACAAAGAAGTAATCCGCATTTCGTACTGGATGCGCTTTGCGTTTGCTTCCTTTTGAGGGTCTACCCAGTCCCAACGGCGGCCCACAAAGGTAGCGGGCAAGTAATAAAAAAGGCCGCGATTTAGCGGCCTGTCTTTTATTCTTAGGGTGTTCATAAATAGCTCGCGCTCGAGCCATTGCCTGAAAAAAGGCTTGATAAATTTACGGGTAATCCAAGCTTGAATTTTTTTGTAATATTCGCGAGTTTCTAACATGCCAACACGGGCGCTTGAATAATTCACGCCCGATAAATCGTTGCCTAGCGTGTGGTAATCAACACCCAAACCCGAGGCGATGCCTTTCAATGTTTTTGTCATAAACCCATCGAACTCGCCCGCAGGATAGCTCGGGTCGAACTGCTGAAATTCTAAACCGCCGATATTTTCAAACGTGCCAGCTTCGGCGTTTAGTTGCATTTCGCCGCTTTCTTCATCCCCGGTATATTCGTCGTTTGCATCAGAACGAAAGAAGCCCATTTTGGCCGCGCCAATTCTTGCAGCCGTTAACGCTGCCTCCTCGTAGCGACCCAATTGAAATAAACGCCCAAGCGATTGAGCTATCCAAGGCAGCCCCCGTTTTTGCCCAACGTATAGCTTTTTGAATAAGTGGGTTATATGGGCTGCAGGGATACGAGTGCGAGGCTTGCTGGCTGTTGCTGTATGACCTATTCCGGGGTGATAGCCCTCGTAACTGTCATTTACATGGTATGCAACCGGGCGCATTAGCGCATCGTACTCGATGCCCATAACAATGCGCGGGCCGTTTCTGCTTTCTTGGTTGTAGCTAACATCGATTAAAACCGGGTCGATGATCTGCGGCAATAACCCCGCATCGGTTAGGCGGTGATAAATAAACACCTCGCCGTCTGTAACTAGGCCGGAAATAATTAGGTCGCAAAGCTCTACCAATTCAACGGCGT